GGAAGCCCTCAATGAAAACGAAACGTCCGACGTTTAATGTTAATCGGAATGTCCCCAAGAATCCCGTAGACGCCTCTTTCTCTTCGCAGTAAAATGGACTTAGACAGCAAGCATCCTATCCTATACGATAATCGTAGACAGCCAGATGGTATCTCTGTCTTCAGGTTTAATGGGAGGGGGAAACATCGTCAGGTAACTGGAGGCGTTACACCTCCTACACCTTGTGAGATTGGTACATGGGACTTTAGCATGGAATGCCAATCTGCCCATCTTATGACTGCAGGAATGATCTAGTATGGCTAATAATATTGATGTCAAGGATGCTGCTGCAGCCACAGTGACTATGAAGACTACCGACAATGCTGGTGTGCATACAGCGCATCACAATGTCGACAGTTCGGCTCTGCCCACAGGGGCCGCGACTGAAGCTACCCTGGCAACCCTCGGAACGGAAACGACCCTCGCGGCGATTGCTGCGGCTCTGGGTGGCACGATCACGATCAGCGGTACGGTCACCACGGGTGGCCTGACCGACACACAATTACGGGCCTCTGCTGTGCCTGTCTCAGCGGCATCGCTGCCGTTGCCTACAGGTGCGGCGACTGAAACAACGCTAGCCTCGGCTCTTACGGCCCTACAGCTTATCGACAACATTGTCTCCGGCACTGGCGTAAACATCAGCCAGATCAATGGCGTTACGCCTCTCATGGGGGCTGGCAACACCGGCACTGGTGCCCAGCGCGTCGATCTCACATCAAACGGTTCTGGTCAAGTCGCTGCCATTGGCAAGGCCAACCACGACTCAGCAGTAAGCGGCGCACCGGTCCTCAATGGCGGGTATGCTTCCGCCGCCGCTCCGGCGAACGTAAGTGCCAATGGGGATGTTGTAAGGGCGTGGCATCTGCTTAATGGCGCGCAAGCAACGGTCTTGACCGCAGCCGGCGCATTGATCGGCGGCGATGCGACCAATGGACTCGACGTTGATGTAACCAGGTTGCCGGCGCTTCCGGCGGGTACTAATGACATCGGCGGTGTGACACCAAAGCCGGGGACAAGCGGCGGGTTGTCTATCGGCAAGAACATATCCGCAGCCTCGACCAACGCCACGTCCCTCAAGGGGTCGGCGGGTCAGGTCTATACGATCTACGCCCACAACATCAACGCCGCTGTCCGATATCTGAAGCTCTACAACAAGGCCACCAGCCCCACGGTCGGCACGGATACGCCGGTCATGACGCTTCCGATCCCAGCCAACGCGGCGGGCAACGGGTTTGTTCTGGATACGGGCGGCCTTGGTATCGAGTTTACAACCGGCATTGCCTACGCGCTGACCACGGGTGTCGCTGATTCAGACACCGCTGCGGTCGCGGCTAACGAAATCGTCCTAACCATCCTCTACAAGTGACGGAGATGAAATGTCCTCTTGCGATATCTGCGATGAACTTGCCGCAATCAAGGCAACTCTTACCGAGCATGGTGACAAATTGAGTATTCTTCTGACGGGCGTGGGGGCACTGGTCGCTGCTGCATCAGCGCAATATTGGAATTCTGCTGACAAGGGGTCGGATATCACCCTTACAAACTCCGACAAGACGGCGCAGAACCTCGTTGTTTCTGGCGCGCACTCTGTGCGGTCTGTAACATCACACGGCAGCGGGAAATACTACTGCGAAATGGCGGTTGCGGCCACAACGTCATCAGATAATTTTCTCGGCATCATGAATGGTAGCGCGTCTGTTTCCGATTTTGCCGGTATTGATACCAATGGCGCCGGCTATCTGGCACTGACCGGAGAAATCTACGAAAACAGCAACCCGACTTCATATGGAACCGCCGAATCCGGGCTTACCTATACCATCGGTCTGGCTGTAGACGTGACAAACAGCCTTCTCTATGTGGCCCTAAATAACACGTGGCAGAACAGCGCCGATCCTGCGGCCGGAACCGGCGGGTATTCGTTCTCTGTCACTGGCGATCTATTCCTGGCGGCAACGCCAAGTGCGGAGGGCGGTGATTCTGCCGTGACGCTGGCGACGGCAGATGGTGAATTCACCTACACCCCACCCACCGGCTTCACCGCCTGGGGCTAACGCATAACCCATGACCGCCACCCACCTCCTGTTCTTCTGGTTCCCCCCAGGGAATGAGCCGGCGCACAGCGGCCTCTGTGCATTTCCACTAGCAATAAGCAATAAGCACGATTAAGGAAATATAATGCCACAGATTCTCACTTCTCTCCATGGCCGTCAGCACGGCCTAGACTATAAGGGTAATTTGGTTGCTAAGGGCCTTGGTGCAGGTTTGGATAATAACCAGCGCCTGTTGGGCTCTCCCACTACGGTTGAATTGTTTGATGACTTCCTCGGTGACGTAGTTGCCGATCAATGGAACTTCGTTGAAGGTACGGATAGCGCCACGTCGGCTGCTGCCGTCCTTGCTGGCGGTATTGGTGGTCTCCTGCGATTCACTACGGGTGATGCTGGTACTGGTGAAGCTGCCGACATGGAGCAGATGAATAGCTACTTGAACTGGCAGGCGTCTAATGGCGACTTGGTATTTGAAGCGCGCCTTAAGCTCTCGGCAATTACCAACTGCTATGCCTTCCTTGGCTTTACGGATACGGTGTCGTTTGAAGCCCCGATTGTTTCGGCTGCTTCTGCCAACACCCTGACCTCGAATGCTACGGATGCTGTCGGCTTTATGTTCGACACCCGCATGACCACCGATAATTGGTGGTTGGTTGGTGTTGCCACTGACGTTGATGCTACCCATCAGGACACTGGCTTTGCTCCAGTGGCTGATACGTTTGCCACCTTCCGTATTGAAGTGACTTCGGCAGGTGTTGCTAAGTTCTTCTACAATGGTGCCCCGGTCGGTACGGCTATGACTGGTGCTGTTACTCCGGCTGCCGATTTGACGCCTACTGTCGCTGTCTCTAAGACTTCGGTTGCTGCGTCGATGACCGCTGACCTCGACTACATTCATGTGTCGATGACCCGCTAAGGATTAGTAATGAGTCTGCTACAAGATATTCTCGACAAGCTGAATACACTTCCTGAAAGCGAGCGTAAGAAGCTTATCGAGGATACTGTAGCGGCTACTAATCATTTGCCTTGGATTCCTAGCCCAGGTCCTCAGACCGAAGCATATAGGTGCAAGGCCGATATCCTCCTTTACGGAGGGCAGGGCGGTGGCGGTAAGAGCAGTCTGCTGCTTGGCTTGGCTTTGACAGCACACAATCGTTCTCTTATTATGCGCCGCCAATATGGCGACCTTGGTGCGCTAACTGAAGAACTGTTGAGGTTCTACGGGACGCGAGATGGTTTCAATGCATCTCCCCCTCCGAAGTTGCGCACCAAGGATGGCCGCTTGATTGAGTTCGGGGCGGCTGCCCTATTGGGTTCAGAAGAAGCATGGCAGGGTCAGGCCCACGATTTGTTGGGCTTTGATGAAGCTGTCCATTTTGCTGAACAACAGATTCGATTTCTTATGGGCTGGAACCGCTCTCCTCTTGAAGGACAGCGTTCTCGTACCGTCTTGGCTACTAATCCTCCTGTGACCACTGAAGGCCAGTGGATCATCGGTATGTTCCGTCCTTGGTTGGATATCACTTATGAGAATCCAGCTAAGCACGGAGAGCTCCGTTGGTTCATGACCTATCCTGATGGTAGCGAAAAGGAGGTACCAGACGGTACACCCATGGAATTTACTGTCGATGGTGTGAAGAAAATCTACACTCCTAAGACTCGTACATTCATTCATGCTTCCTTGGAAGATAATCCCTTCCTTCTCAACACTGGTTATCAGGCTACGCTTGACGCTATGCCTGAGCCTTATCGTTCTGCTATCCGTGATGGTAACTTCATGGCGGCTCGTAAGGACGAAGTGAACCAGTTGATTCCTACGGATTGGATTCGTAAGGCGCAACAGCGTTGGACAGAGAATCCTCCTAAGGGAATCCCTATGTCCGCTATGGGCGTAGACGTTGCTCAAGGTGGCATAGACAATACAGTTATACA